GAGTCGAACAGTTCATCGTAGATTGCAATATTGTACTGTACTCCACCTTGCAGTCTACGTATATCTGAAAAGGTAAATAAACATGCTAAGTCAATTGATTTACGTTCAGCGCCTGAAAAGTTAAAATAGGAACATACTTTATTTTTTTCATTAAGAATCTCTTCCTCAAAATATTCATTAAAAATACAAATCGAGTTTGAATCCAATCTTTTAAGATAATGTAAAAGTTTACTATTTAAAAGTTCCAATAGCTTATTAACAATATAAGATTTTACACCTTCTTCTGAAACTACATACTTAACAATATCAAGCTTAGCTAACTCATCTCTATATTCTTCAACTCTACCTTGAAGCTTATCAACACGCTTCTTAGTTTCAACAATAAGAGAATCAAAGTCAGTCTCAGTCGACTCTATTGCTTCTAAGTCACCTTTTAACTCATCTTGCCATTTATCTAACTGCTCAATTCGTTGTTCAATATTCCTCTTATTTTGTTCTTGCAGTCTTGCTTCAGATATCTTGTTTTGGCACTGACTTATAGCTCTTGCAAATCTATCTTTTCTTACTCTTAATTCTTTAAGTCCATCAGAGTAATTTTTAATATTGTCAATTGCCTCGTGAATATACTCTTTGAGGTTTTCTTTCTCTTTAGCTATTAACTCTGCATCATGTTCTTCCATAGGTCGAAGACATACTGGGCATTTTTCTTCCTCTGTACCCATCTTTTTATATCTTTCCTTTCTTTCAGCA